CTCATGGGGATATACTTTACGAACCTCGCCCATATACGGCGTTCTCTGCAGCAATGGGTCGAATACTTCTTCTTCGTATAAAGCAAGCGAAGCGGGAATGAACCGGTATGTATCGATCCCGTTCTGATCCCGCTCTACTTTTCCGAATACCTCTGCGGCAATGGTCAAATCAACCAGATTCTGATAAAAAACCGGCTTTAGCTTGCCTCTTCGTAGCTTATCTATCAGGATATCCTGCATCACGATCTCGTTCGCCCGCTTGAAATTGTTAATATTCCATGCGTTAGGATCGTCGATATCGGGAATGTTGAATCCGCTGAACAGTTCGAATCCCATTTCCCGGGCCGCTTCGATATATGGTTTTCCAAGAGACATCCCCAGGAGCCTCTTGTACTTCTCCATTTTCTCATTTTTCGCTTCCGGATTTACCGAAGTGACCTGTGGGGTAAGATTGATCTCAAGGAATTCGCCGTGAAGCTGTTTCAGTTTGCTCCGGCCCAACCGGTATTTGACATATTTGGTTTTGGATCTTTTCCCAGTGGTTTTAACTACCGAATCAATCTCTGACTGATCGATTACGCCGTTGTAATTATTGTAAAGCTTTTTGAGTCTTTCACGACGAGTCTGCCGTGACTTATATTGCATCTCCGCGTAATCAAGAGCTTCTTTTGTCTTGTTAGGATTTTTCGAAAAATCTATATCGCTTACCTCTGGAAATGGCATTTGCGCATTTTTTCTGAATCAAAAATAAGCAATTTTTAAGGACAAGTCCAAATTATTTTATACGAGTCCGCCTTTATACTCGTCATCATAATTATACCCCGGCCTCCAGTTCTGATTGACATCCTGCTCTTTCGGTCTTTTTTCTCCTTCTTCTCGCGAGGGTTTTTCGACCAGGATCATATTGCCATGTCTATCCGGGAGCCAATTCAGTTCCTCTTGCTGATCTTCCTCATCCACGCTTTTTCTTGGCCGGGTACGCATATCCTCGATCCGCATCTTTGCATAGGCAACGGCATCAACAGAATCCCAGTCTGTGCCGATATATTCTTCATCGTAAGCGAGCAAGTCCCGAAGGATTTCAATGAATTCGCATTCATGAACGTAATCTTCTACCCAGCTCTGGGTGATCCCAAGTATCTGCGGTTTTGAAGAAACGGTCATCTTGGCTCCGTATTTATGGACCTGCTGACTGCCTTTCGTATCAAAAGTCTTCGGACGTGGACTCAGATATTTCGTACCACCATTCTTTTTAAAATAGTCAATTATGAAATCATGCTCTGCGGAACACATTGCATTGCGCTTGAGTCCATACCATACGGATATCTTCAGGCACATATCGTAAAACTGCTCTTTACGCGGAGGCCGTTTGTAGTAAAGACAGACCGGGTATTCCGCATCACGGATGCCCTGGTCTTTCATGTTTACCCGGTTGCCCTGTCTGATGACAACCATGGCCCCGAGTGACGAGCTCGTTTTCGTCTGATCCTGATTATATGAGTCAACACCGCCTATGTCCAGATCCTGCATATCCCTGCGGGGTTCCTGCAGGACAAGGACCTTTTTCCAGTCCAGATCGTTTTTTGTGGCCGGCCTTGCAACGACAGCCGGGGTTGAGTCTTCCGAATCGGAATTATATATCCAGTCCAGGATTACTTCCCTTGGTTTGTTTGGATTGCCTTCGACCTCAAAAAGCTTTTCATAGATCAGCTCATCGTTGAAGTTGTTCGATCCTCCCGAGGTAAAGGCTTCCTCAATTGTCAATGGATAGTTCTGATTGTGATCCTTGAGTTTTTTCTTATCCGGCAACTTTGAATATTCGATCCTTTTTTTCAGGATATATTCCTCCGCTGCCTTTATGTCCTCACACCCGATTATTTGGTACGGCTCGTATTTTCGAAGATTAGGTATAGCGTCAACCATTGCCCCCGTATCTTTATCCTCGAAAGTATCAGCGAGTGGGTTCCCGAAAAACGGGTAGTATAGCCTCGATCCTGGCACCCAGAATCGGACAAGATCATACGTGTCTGCATTGTCCCAAAGTTCTTTAAAGTCTTTTGACGTTGATAATATATTACCTCCGGTCCCATAGATCCAGAAGCTCCCGAGCATCTGGTTCCCAAATTCCAGGGCCGGCTTTATTGATTCAATGACTTCACCGAGTAATTTATACTGACCGGATTCTTCGCAGATAACGTCATGAAAATACTCTCCTTCGAGTTTTTTCGCGTCATCATACATCGTTTCAAAGGAAAGCATCGTCCCGTATCCGGATTCAATATATCCTCCAATCGGATCTTTGATCTCATATCCCGGCTGGTATATCTTTTCATTGTTTTTAAGGACATTAAGCCTTAATTCCTTGCGTATCGCATTTTCCCCGTAGTCGAATTTTTTTCTCAGACCGGTCACATATGTTTCAAGCCCTGCCGTGATCGCGCCACGATATCCTTCGATAAACCGCAGTCCATGCGAGAGGATGGTCTTTCCTTTTTCAGACAATCCTTTTCGACGTGCCTTTGGCATGATCCCGCCCATCCGGTGATGATGCTTGATATATTCGACCATTTCCCAGAACTCCTGATCCAGATCGACATACAAAGGATACATCCCGCCTTTCAATCCTTTAAGCGGCATCAAGTTGAGGTAATAATAGTAACGGCCGGGAATTTTTATCCCAGCCGTTTCATAACCATTGATGCAATAATGAACCTGCTCATTCCAGAAATCTTCCCATGCAGTCGTTCCTATGCAGTTAGGATTCGATATACCATCAGCCCAGTAAGGTATCTTCCCGGCAATCGGCGACGGATCGAAGCCCTTTCCTTTAAGTCTTGGTCTATAGTTATGTGAATGCGGCCCACCCATCAAATGTTAGCTTCCTTATACTCCGCGTATTTTTTCTGGTTACGCTGCCACTTCTCTATGAAACTGAGCTTTAAATCTCCTTTTATATGAAGATTCTCCTGTTCTTCCAGATCAAGATCCCGTTCAATCGCGGTAATCCGTTTTTCCAAAAAGCTGATCGAGCTATCAATGTTTTTGATTGCCTGTGACGTGTCTGCCAACAAGAGATCATTGTGCAGTTTCAGCACCTTTGTTTTGAGCGCATCGAGCGTTTCACGGCGGATATCAAATACAAGTCCCTTATATCCTTCAATTGCATTTTTCACCCGCTCGGACTCTTTCATCTTCTTATCTTTCTTGAAGATTTTTCTTGCGGCAAGGATCCTGCGCTCTTCAGGTGGTTTCCTCCGGAACGGTCCGTCAACATAGTCAGCTACGAGAATTACATACCAGAGCTGCTGCTGAGTTAATGCCTGTAGTTCCGGGATCAGCTTGGCTGCCTCCGGATTGACCATGATGGTATAATCCTTATCTACTTGAAATACCGGCATTATTCTTCCCAGCTTGATTTTACTAAATCCCTATAGTGGTTCAAAAGCGCAATCACTTCCATTTTCATGTACGGCACATAATGCACCCTGATCTGGAAGGAAACATCAATGAAAATGATCATCAGCTTTCCCGGAACCAGCCCGTAAGTCTGCGATGCCATATAAGCATACATTGAAAGCTGAATGGCGTACCTGTTGAAATTGCAATGCTCCAGGTGATCGAGCGGCGGTTTGAAAAACTGATTGTAATGCTTTTCTATCTTGCCGTCCTTGCGCTTGATTGAATCGAAGTATATCCCTCTTGATTCATTGGTTTTGTAATCGGCAAAGTCCCATACACCATGTACGTCTTTCTGCCGCTGAAGAGCCAGATCCGTCTGTCCTGCTATTTTATAATCCGAATCGTATATGATTGCTTCCGGGTAATACTTGTAGTACTGCCCGGCAAATTTCGCTATGCGTTTTGAAACAGGGATCAATGTTTCATCGCAACTGGCAATGGTCAGATATGATTCTATATTGCTGTGAATCCAGTTCCCTCTTTCAATAGATGAATCCCTGACTGCATCCCATTGGCCCAGAATCTGGTCCTGAGCTTCAGTCAAGCCAATTCCTTCATCCTTTGCTTTTTTACGGGCCATCACAAGCGATATCCCTTCACGATCAAATTCTGGTGTTACACTGTTGATCGCGCGGGATACGCTTGTATACTCCTTACCTTCCGGATTAAAATACTGGTGGGTATCCTCCTTAAAAGTGACGTGTTGCTGGAACCCGAGCATTACACGAAATCTTCGTCGTCAAGCTCTTCTGGAGGAGTATCAACTGCACCCGGATCAACAACATCCTGATCCCCCATGTTTTCGGAATACGCTGCCTCGGCAGGCACCGGTTCAGCCGCTCCGTCTTCAGGGACCATTGTGCCCTGTCCAATATCCGCTTTCTCTTTTGGTGCTGTCCATGTCTCTCCCGCATCCATCTGAGGGCTTTCCTCTACAACTTCTTCTGCCGGCTCTTCTTCGAATGATTCAGCCGGGGCAGCATCATCGGCCGTCTCTGCTTTGTCTAATGCGGGAGTTGCAGAATCTTTTATCCGGGTAAGCATACCGACTCGTTGGAATTCACTCATCACCACGTTCATGATCTGCTGCTCGTCATATTTGGCGATCTCCTGCTTACGGGACTCATCGGCATGGTCAAGCAGGTATTTTCTGTAATCCTCCAGTGATTCAATCGGGATTGTTGAAAAGTAATCCACTAAAAGGACGAAAACGCCTTCGAGCACTTGCCGGGCATCCCCGTAATACTCCACTTCGTCGTTCACTGTAATCTTCTGCGGATTAAGCGGCAACGGTTTATTTTCCACTACTTCCATTACACCCATCAAAGTGATACTGTTACTGTCGATTTTTCCTTGTGATACATAGCACCGCTCCCAGAGTGTCTGCAGGAATCTTCGCGGGGCCTTGGCATTCTCATCAGCCGGCAGGGGAGTGTAAGTATCCCAGTCCATATACGGATCAAAAGCTTCGAGCCAGTACCCGCATAAACTGAGAAGAAAGTATTTCAACCTGTCAATGGCATCAATGATGTGTTTAGGGGCTCCATCTTTCCGAAGAATATCGGTATGGTCCCGGTAGACCTTTCCATCCTCCCGGTCTTTTTTCCTTGGAGTGGTAAGCATTTCTCCGGCAATTTCTATGCCGCCTTTGCCTTTCTTGTGTAATTTGAATGAACTAACTGCTTCCATAATCAGTAAAAGTTTTTATAAAAAATAAATGTCCTCTAAGATAAAAAAATCCCCCGGGAGGGGACAGGGGCCCCGGGGGATCGGTGGTGCCCGGTTACATCTGGCGACCGTAAACCGGGCGGCGTGTGGTAGCGGCCGCTTTTTTCAGTTCCGCAACCTGGTCGCGCAACTGCTTAGCGTACTTTTTCTGGTTGGCTAATTTTTTAGCAAGATCTGAGCTTTTTTCCTGCTCCTGCTTCAGTTGCCTTTCCAGGGATTTGACTTTACCGTCTGATTCTGACATAATGATCGATTTTAGTTTGCAAACTGTTATCGACTGGCAATTTACAATATCTTACTCACCGAACCAAAACTTATGTTCAAGCTTTTCAAAATGTATCAGCATCTGATTCAGCTCAAAAAGATCCTCAAGAGAATACATTGCAAAATGTTTCTTCCCCCAATGCGTAACACCATCAGTAGTCACTTCAATCCCTTTATGACAGAACGGACATTTCCATATCCTTCCTACCAGTTGTTCCGGGGCTGTTATGCTGTGATCAGCTTCCATCATTTCTTTGATAAGCCTCGTCTTTTGTCATTGGATACTGTTTTACCCTGTCCGGAATCGGTTCCCTCTTCCACCATGTAAGCCAGAGATCTCCTTTACTATCAGTATAACGATTCACTATCGGGCTGATCCTTGCAGCAGTGACTCTACCATCATCGAGGATGAACCGGTCAAAGTCTTTGATTCCATTCACTTTCGCAACCTCTTCGCGGTCTTCGTGATTCAATCCGTCTTTCAACGGGAATTCTCCGAGACTCTTGCCCCGGAGAAAGAATTCTATTTTAACCATATTAATTAAATAAAAATTATTTCGCTGAAAAATCAATTATCCTGAATGAATAAGACATCTTACCTTTATCATTCTTGAAAAGATCCGGGCGCGACTTTTTGATAACATCCAGTAAAGCCGCCTGATCTTCTATCTCTTCATAATCATTCTTATCTTCCATCTGTATTCGGATCTTTTACAATGTTAGACCAAAAGGTAAGCCCTGAGTATATCCACACAGCTTCAATCATCGTATCAGGTCCTGCCGTGTCAAGTCTTCCTTTCTCCCACGATTCAATGAATTTCTCTTCCTGCTGTTCAAGCCATGTCAGCGGCCTTCCAAGCTTTACATAGTCCTTGATCTTACCATATCCTCCCGGATGATCCTCCCCATAAAAAGGGATACTTGTATTACCGATCACGATATTGTTCCATGCGAAATCCGACTCTTGATCAAACCACAGTGCACCGATCATGTTATGAAGCAACTTCTGATAGATACCGTGCCAATCGAAAGGATCAGGTATCATCCTTGCTGCATTG